CGCTCCTCTGAATGGCGCTAGCTTTACTGTTCGTTTGAATGGTGGGGTTATTACCGTTATTACTCTTAGCGGCACTCCTACAGATCATGACACTGCCGCTCATTTGGCCATTGAGCTTAATACTCTTTTGCCTGTTGGTATCGTAGCTTCTGCTGGTTCTTTGACGGGGACTATCGTTCTAACTGTATCTGCCGATGCAATGGCTTATGCCAAGTCTTGGGGTAAGAGCTTTGAACTTTTTGATTCTACCCCTGGTGATTTGGCCGCTCTTGGCTTGATTCAAGGTTTGTATGTCTCTTCACAAGAGCCTGCTATTGAAATTCAGATTACCAATGCTGTATATGGCACGAATTTGACTTTTAATGCTAATGCTAATATTGCTATGAATATTGGTTATCAAGGTACTTCTGGTACTTTGACCATCAATCAAACTACTGGAATTCTTACTACAACTATTGTTGGTGGATCTGGTGCGAACCTTTCTATCAATATGAGTCAATATTCTACTATTGGTGGATTAGTAGCTTTCATTAATTCACAAACTGGGTATTCTGCCACTGTGAATTCTTCTGCTCAACAGCTCCCCCCTTCTGCTCTGGATGCTCAAACTGCTCTTCCGATTGCTTCTAGCGAAGCTGGCGCAAAGCCAGGACGCCTAAAAGACGCTTTGCACAACTTTGAACAGTCTTTACGTGGCGCTCCATTGTTGTTTTCTGCTACTGCTACTGGTGGATTGCCCGCTCCTATGTCTGTTCCAGTTTACCTAGCTGGCGGCGCATTGGGCGGAACTCTGGCCGTTGACATCGCTAATGCTATCGACGCAATGGGCGGTATCAATATTAACATGATCGTTCCGCTGTTTTCGCAGAACGCAAGTCTTGATATTATTGCTGGTGTAACTGACCCTTCATCTACCTACACTATTGCTGCTATTCAAGCCTTGGTTAAGAGTCATGTACTTGAATATAGCACTCCACAGCTGAAGCGCAACAGGATCGGCTTCCTTTCCAATATGGGAACATATGCCGCTTCGAAACAGGCCGCCGAAACAATGGGTATTTACAGAATTAGCATGGCCTTTCAACAGTGCATGCAAGTTAATTCTGTAGGAACCGTAGTTACTTTTCAGCCGTGGTATGGGGCTGTAATTGCTGCTGGTATGCAAGCTGCTGGTTTTTATCAGAGTATTTGTAATAAAGCCGCTAACATTCTTTCTTATATTGATCCAGTCGGTTACGATTCTGGAAGTCCTGGGGATGTAGAAGACGCCTTGGAGGCAGGTATGTTGATGCTTGCTCAGGATACTACTAGAGTATATTTTGTGTCAGATCAAACCACTTATGGATTTGATACAAATGTTGTTTATAATAGTATTCAAGCTGTATATCTTTCTGATGTAATTGCGCTTGACCTTACTAATAGCCTACAAGTGCAATATGTAGGTAAATCAACAGCTGATGTTAATTCTTCTGTGGTTGAGGGCTTTATTGCTCAAAAAATGGCTCTTTATAAACAACAAAAAGCCATCGTTGGGACGAATAACAATCCTTTGGGATATGCCAATCTCAAGATCAATCTTGTTTCACCAGCACTTTTTGTATCCGTAATGATCATAATTGCCAGCGCGATTTACTTCATACCTTTATCAATTGAAATTGACACTGCTGGCAATGACCCTAAGCCACCGGCTCAATAACGAACAATTTTTAAGGAGTAAATAAAATGTCTATTAGTTTAACTGGTAATCGAGCGCTTTGTTACGTAAACGGAAACTTAGTTGGTATTTTTGATTCAGTCAATTACACTACGGCGATTGGAACCGATCCTATTTTTATTCTCGGAGCAAGTCCAGCACAAGAAATTGCAATTACTAGTCAAGAGGTAATTAACTTGAATTGTTCAGGTTTTCGTGTTATTGGCTTCGGTTTGACGACGCTACCGGCAGTGCCTAAGTTAGCGGATTTAATGGGTTTTGAGGCATTAACTATTACCATTGTTGATCGTCAAACTGGCGCGACCGTCCTGACTGCGCTTGGCTGTGTTCCTAATAACTATGGAACAAATTTCGCAGCAAAAACAACTAGTAAGGTGCAAGTCAGTTATATTGGTACTACGAGCTTCGACGAGGCGGGGAATTCCTCAGAATCAGGCGCTGCCACACTTCCTGTATAATTTCATATAGTTAGATGATCCATAAAGATTTTCTAAGTATTTTAAATAATAATATTGCTAATAGTTCCTATGTAAGATACAATCTTACTTATATGGGAAAGAAATTAACACAAGAATTCATTGAAGCCCTCTTAGCTAAAGAGGGCTATTCTATTTTGGAAATTTACACTAGGGCAACTGTTCCACATTTGCTTAAATGTCCATTAGGGCACGAATATAGAGCTAGTATTGGCAACTATATAAGCAGAAACTCTAGATGTCCTATTTGTAAAGCGGAAAATAGCTCGAAACGTTGCAAAACTCCTTTTGAAACATTACTTAAATGGGCTACAGAAAAGGGAGCCACACTCTTAACTTCAAGGGGGGAATACGAACAAAACCATCATAAAAAATTGAAGGTTAAAGTATTATGTAAATGTGGTAAAAACATTATAAATATGAGTCCTAATTACTTAATGAGATGGGCAGGCTGTTGTCGTGATTGCGGAACGTTAAAGGTTTTATCTAGAAGACCCAAAAAATTGGAGTATATAAAAAAAGTAATTGAAGAAAAGGGATATAAGCTTATCTCCACAGAGTACTTAGGAACTGTCGGCCCTTTAATCCTAGAATGCGAAAAGCATGGCCAATGGACTACTAGATGGGGAGATTTAAAAAATAATCATTGGTGCCGTAGATGTGCTTGCGCAATTACAGTGTTGACGCAAAGAGTTAGTTTGGATCATATTTTAGAGTTTGTAGAGAAAAAGGGCTATAAATTACTTTCTACAGAATATACTTGCAATAAAACACCATTAATCGTAGAATGTAGTAAACATGGACAATGGAAAACTCATTGGAACTTGCTTTCTAATGGTGGAGAATGTCCTAGATGCTCTAAGAAATTTAGTAAAACTCATCAGAAAGTTTTTGCCTTTTTGCAAAGTATTTATAATGGACAAATATTAATAAATGATCGAATTGCTCTTCTGGATGAAGGGGAAAATAAAACACGTTCATTGGAACTCGATATTTTCATTCCAGAACTCAAAATTGGTATTGAAATAGATGGCCTCTACTGGCATAGTACTAAAAAGAAAAAAGAACCAATTAAGACTAATTTAAGAAAATTAAATAAATGTATTGAAAGAGGAATTACTTTTTTAGCATTTTTTGAAGATGAATGGAAAAATAAACAAGAAATTTTGAAATCTATTATCAAAAGTAAAATTGGTGTAATCAAAAATAAAATACATGCTCGTAATACCAAATTTGTAGAAATCACTAACAAAGAAGCTAAGATCTTTCTTGAAGCTAATCATTTGGAAGGATATGCTAAATGTTCCAAATCTATTGGACTTAAATATAATGGGCAGTTGGTTATGTGCATGACTTTACGAAAAAGTAGATGCGGAAGACATGAAATAGCCCGTATGGCCACCTTAGTTGATCATGTAGTGGTTGGCGGGGCTTCTAAACTTTTAAGCCATACTCCTAGACCTTTAATTACATATTCCAACAATCGTATTAGTAATGGTGAAGTTTATTCTCTAGCCGGATTTAAAGAAATTACTGAAACTACAAAACCTTCCTATTTTTATACAGATTTTATAAAAAGGGTGTTTCGCACGAGTTGCATGAAAATTAAAGGAATTCCTGGGACGGAAGAGAGTCAAGCAAAAGATGGACTTTTTAGCAAAAAATTTGGCCATGACCGAGAAGTATATAAAATCTATGATTATGGCCATCGTAAATGGCTTAAAATAGATTAATTTCAATAGTTTAACCCACAAAACCAATCTTTAACTTGTATCGCAAAGGGCGGTACTTTAGGGATAGATCATGTTTGAACGACAATGGCTAGCGGTACCACCGCAGCTTTTCACTCAAGATGGCAAGGATAACGGCTATATACAGGTCGTGTCTACACTCGGATTTCGCGTAAAAGCTTCTGTAATCATCCAAGCTACTGGCCAACCCAATCTAGTTCTTCAATGCAAACGCGTACTTAGCCCCACTCAAATGGTGGTTGGCCCTTCCAACACCTCCATTAATAATTCAAAAATAGACCTCACCGACTATACTGTAGCTGCTGGTGCCTTTATTTACCAAGACCTACAAGCTAGGGTCGAAATACCGCCTCCAGACATTCTACAGGCTGTTTATAATCAAGAGCCTATCTGCTCTCTCAGCACTACTTCTGTTGACCAGTATGGCAATCCTTATGGCCCTGATAACCCTCTTCCTGTGGCTTTTGATGGTACCGTTACTATCGGCGACGTATCTATTGTCGAAGGTGGCAATACGATGGTGGTTGAGCCAAATGGAAGTATTAATGTTAATTTGGAAGCATTATCTTCATTCCAGACAAGTCAATATCCAGTAGGTACTACTGCAGTACAAATTACTCCTATTCCCATGCCTGATAGAAATAGTATAGGCTTTAAGGCTATTACCGTTACTTCTTCTGATGCGATTTATATTGGTAACAGTTCTGCCGTTACTATTTCTACTGGATATCCTCTATTTAATCACGATGGCTTAGAAATGGATTTAGAGGGCGGAGAAACTATCTATGCTATAGCCACATCTGATGGTCAAACTCTTTGTGTAGTGGAATTGGGAGATTAAATGCCTAGGATAAGAGCCAATAGTGGTAGTACAAGCGGTGGCGGTGGATCTGGAAACGTAACTGGAATTCCTCCTACGAATATTCGAGATATTGCCATTTGGGCTAATACTACTGGCACTCTTATTGAAGATAGCTTAGCGCAAGTTCAAGTTGGTGGCACAGTTCAGGCTCAAGAATTCGTATTTGATCGTCAAATCATCAATGATGTTATTGTTCCTGATCACTACACTATGATTGGTTCCGATATGGAATTAATCTCAGGCGATATTATTTTGGATGGCGATGCTCAGTTGATTTTATTGTAAGGAAAAAAGATGTCAAAAATTATATTTACAGAAGAAGCAACTAAACCACCTGCCCCATCAGTCGGTCAAGTAAGCCTTTATGTAAAAACTGATGAAGTTGTATATATTCAAGATAGTGCCGGTACGGAAATTCCTCTTGGTACCTCTAGCGCTATTAACCAGCTGACCGGCGATGTATTGGCTATGGGGCCTGGCGTGGCAGCTGCTACAGTAGCTTTCGTTGGTGGACAAAGTGCGTCTAATGTGGCCGCTGCTGTAGTGGCTTATTTGGCTGCTACTCCCACTAATACAGTTTCTACATTGGTAAAACGAGATGCTTCTGGTAATTTCTCAGCCAATATTATTACTGCTAGTTTAAATGGAAATGCTGCTACGGCAACCACTTCTATTGGTTTTACAGGTTCTTTGTCTGGCGATGTAACTGGCACTCAAAGCGCTACCGTAGTTAGTTTTGTAGGTGGACAAACTGCCGCAGCCGTGGCTTCTGCTACCGTAACTGTAAGTGAGGCGACTTCTACCAATACTGCCTCTACTTTGGTTGAACGGGATGCCAGTGGCAATTTTAGTGCTGGAATAATTACGGCAGCTTTGAACGGAAATGCTACAACTTCCACAACTTCAACTAACTTTTCTGGATCTCTTAATGGAGATGTAACTGGGACTCAAAGCGCTACTGTGGTATCCTACGTCGATAGTTATACTGCTGCTCAAGTAGGTGCATCCGTATTGGCCACTCAAAATGCTACCTCATCCAATACTGCCTCCACTTTGGTTGAAAGAAACGCTTCTGGTAATTTCTCAGCTAATATTATCACCGCTACTTTAAATGGAAATGCTGCTACGGCGATTACTTCTACTAATTTTACAGGTTCTTTGTCCGGCGATGTTACTGGCATTCAAAGTGCTACAGTAGTTAGTTTTGTTGGCGGAAGTAGTGCTGCCAATGTACATAGTGCTGAATTGGCCGCTAATACCGCTACTGATTCTAATACGGCCTCTACTATTGTAAAAAGAGATGCTAGCGGTAATTTTAGCGCTAATGTGATTACCTCTAGTTTAACTGGAAACGTAACTGGAAATGTAAGCGGAACATCGGCCAATATTACGGGTCTTTTAGCTATCGTAAATGGTGGCACTAATAGCGCTACGGCATTAAATAACAATAGGGTAATGAAATCATTGGGTGGCTCTATAATAGAAGCTGCCGCAATTACGGCTAATAGAGCGTTAATTTCTGATGCAAATGGCATCCCTACCCATTCCGTTACTACCGATACAGAACTTAGTTATGTGTCTGGGGTAACATCTTCAATTCAAACGCAAATTAATAGCATTACTGGTTCTGGTATAACTCAATTGACTGGTGACGTTACTGCTATTGGCCCAGGATCTGTCGCCGCTACAGTAGCTAAAATCCAGGGAACCGCCGTAAGCGGGACTACTGGTACTACAAATGTAGTATTTTCTGATGCCCCAACCTTAACAGGCCTATTGAGTGGGGCAAGTGCCTCATTTAGTAGTACGATTACGGCATCTAATTTATCCGGAACCAATACTGGCGATGTAACTCTCCTTAATACAGATTCTATTAATCTATCTTTTAGTAGTGGACAAAATAATTTATCTGCAATATTAAATCTATCTTCTGATGCCGCAGATTCTAATAATTTAAAGGCTACTACTACCATTCATACTGGTGCTGGTAAAGGATTGCATATAGAATATCCCTTCGGGACACCAGTTCAAATCGGTACTTCTAATTCTCCTGGCTCTGCTTCTGGTTTTGCATTATTTGATCACGTTCATTCTCATGGAAATCAAACTTCTGGCACTTTGCACGCCGTAGTAACTTCTTCTGTAAATGGTTTTATGAGTACTGTTGATAAGATCAAGCTTGATGCATCTACCGCCTCAAATACTCCAAGTACATTAGTTTTTAGAGATGGAAGTGGTAATTTCAGTGCTGGGACTATTACTGCCTCTCTAAATGGTAATGCTGCAACTGCTACTACTGCGGTAAGTTTTAGCGGTTCTTTACTGGGCGATGTTACCGGCACTCAAGGTGCCACGGTAGTCAGCAAGATTCAAGGCACTACGGTTTCTGGAACTACCGGTACGGGAAACGTAGTATTCTCTGCCGCTCCCACTCTAACTGGGTTACTTTCTGGAAGTAGTGCCTCATTTAGTAGTACGTTACGCCAACTTTATCCGTAACACCTGTAGAAGC